ATCTTCGGCCCGCCGAGCGAAAAGCGGTCATCGACAAGGTGTTGCGGCTGACCGACAGCGAGCTGGCCGAGAAAGCCTGCCGTGAAGAAGCCAAGAACCGTCGTCGCGCCGCCGAAGCCCTGACTGGCGCCTGCAAGGCCCCCGGCGAGGAACCGAAACCCCCGACGGATTATGTGCCCTCTCACACGCTCCGACCCATGCTTGTCCGCCTGCGCGCGACCGCTGAAGAGGCCGAGCGGCTGCGTACGCAAATCAAGGGAGTGACATTCCCTGAACGACCGGTCGTCGGCGTGTTCAGCGAGCAATCCATCGCCGAGCTTACCAAGCAGGAGCTTGACCGCCAGCTGGCCACCGCCCGGCTCGCGCAGCTGCGGTCGGCAGAGGCCCCTATCTACACCGACGAGCAGATCAGTATCGCTGAAGCCCGCCGGGCCCATGACGAGGATCTGGCCTCTCGTGGTCCAAAGCCCACGATGCTCTCGACCGAAATCCTGAAGCAGCTCGACGTGTGGAACACGATCGACGTGCTGGCGAAGGTTCACCGGGAAGACACCGAATGTCCGAAATGTGGCCACGCTTTTCGGACAGGCGCCGAGGCCCCGCCGCCGCCGCCTACCTCACGCGCCGACCTTGCGCGCGAGAAGCGCGCGCTTGAAAGCTGGGCCAACCCCTATCTGCCCTACCCTGACGGTCTTGATCTCACGCCTGCGCAAATCGCGGCCTCGCGGCTTGCCGAGAAGGCTGCGGCTGAGGCGGCGGATCTGGAACAAAAGCTCAAAGCTCTGCCCGATCAGTCAGAGGAATTGTCACGTCAGCGCGCAGACAAGGCCGCTCTTGAAGCGTGGGCCGCGTTGCAGTTGCGGGCAGAACGGGCACAGGCCGCCAACGAGGCGGCTCAGAGCGCGCTAAACGCTCTCGGGGACGTGCCGTCGCTGTCAGAGCTGAACACGCTGTATGAGCGTCTGAGCGCGTCTGAGCGGTATGAGGCCGAGTGCAAAACCTACGACACCCTCGTCGAGAACTACCGAACTCTCCAAGCCCAGATCGCTGATGAGCTGCGGCTGGCTGTGGCCTTCAAGGAAGGGGCAGATGAGCTGGCAGCGGCCCGGGCCGAAGTAAAGGCCGTGATAGCCCCTCGGATCAGCCGCATTGCTTCGTCGCTGATTTACGACATGACCCTCGGAAAGCTGACAAGCGTCACGGTGTCCGATGACATGGAAGTCACCGTCGGGCGTCAGCGTATCGAGACGTTGTCAGGGGCGGGGAAGACTGTGGCCAACCTTGCCTTGCGTATTGCTTTCGGGCAGGCGCTGGTGGCTCACAGTTTTCCGGTCTTCCTCGGTGACGAGATCGACAGCGATCTTTCTGAAAGCCGTCGTGAGGCCACGCTGATGGCGATGGCCGCACTGAAGAAGCACTTGAAGCAGATTATCTTGGTGACCCATCGGGACGTGGCCATCGCTGACCACGTCCACGAGGTTTAAGCGCCGAGCGCCGTCTTGTAGGTACTGAGGCGATTGTGGATGGCGGTGATGTCGGCTTGCGTCATCGTCCCATCCGCAACCCACCACACAAACGGGTTGGCGTCGGTGTAGGTGGCATTCGAAATGCCGATACAGTGATTGCCGCTCTGAACGCCGTTGCTGGCGGTCGTCAGCGACGCGATCAAGCTGGCATTGTTGTAGTAGGCCGTGGCTGACGCCCCCGAACGCACGATGGCGTGGTGGGCGTTTCGAGGCGCAGCCGTTCCGGGGGCGGCAAGCTGGGTAGCCGCTGCGTCGTTACACGCGGCGGTAATACCGCCCGAACCCGACTTCGTGAAGATAATGCGCCCCGAGGCGCCCACCAACCCGCTCATAGCTCCAGTGGTTGTCCCGCTACGAGGCCAGAGGCCGTGGGACAGGCTGTTCTGAGACACGCCCGACAGCGTAGAGGTGTTGACGCCAGTGTTGATGTACTGGCTCGAAGCCACCACCAGATCGTAGCCGCGATCAACGGTGTAGGTCGGGGCGTTGACGACGGTGGCCTTCTGTGTGGCCGTGATCCAATCCAGCTGGCCAGCCTGCTCGGCGTGCGCTGCATAGATCTGCATCGCCTTCAGCTTGGCCCACACACCGTCGGTCTTCAGGCCCTTGATCAAGTCATTGATCAAGGTCGCGCGACCGGTGGTCGGCTGAACGGTCATCGCCGCCAGCAGCGCCGTAGTCTCAGCCTCATTGCTGGCCGCAGCGGCCACTGCCGCCGTAGCCGCCGTCGTTGCCGCCGTGGAGCCGCCGGCGTTGGTGGCCGTCACCTGACAGGTGATTGCCTTCCCAATGTCGCCGACCACAGGGTTGTACGTCGACCCGGTGGCCCCCGAGATATTTGTCCCGTCAGCTTTCCACTGATAGGCGTAGCTCGACGGCGTGAATGACCACACGCCGTTCGACACCGACAGGGTGTAGCCGACCTGCGCCGTGCCAGAAATCGCCGGAGCGGTAATGACGCCGGGCACACGAGGAGTACCTTTGCGGGCTTGCCAGACGGGCGTGGCGTTTGCGACGATCGCGGTATGACCGAAAGTCAGAGGGTGGAGAAGATCAGCAGTCGTGTCCGAAGCCAACCCGGACCACACACCCGCCCAGAGGCCAGTGTCGCGCCCGGTTTCCACCGCATCGGCTGCTTCAAGGTATGCGACATTGCCGTAGACGCCAGCGCGCACGTTAGCATTGAACTTGCCACGCTCGGAGGTCGACCCGGCAGCGAAGCCGCTGTTGTACGGCGACTGGTCCGACCCGACAGGCGGCAAGGTAGAAACCTGCGTGGTGCTGGGGGTTGCCGTGTTCAGGATCAGAGCCATTCCCGAGGCGTCAAGAAGTGCCTTGAGCGTCGCGATGTTGGCAGCAATCTGCGCCTCCGTGCGCGGCGCGCGAAGGTCATTCACAGCCCATTCGGCATGCACAGCATTTACGCCTACCGCTTGGAGCAGCGCCATACGGCGTGAGATATTGGCGACGTTGACCGAAAGGCTGGAAGACGACACGCCCATCCAGAGGAACGGTGCCACACCGGAAATCGCGCGGGCCGGCCAGCCATAGTGCCCCCGGCTGTCGATGGCGCTGTCGCCGCGCCCGGCCATGATGCTGTCGCCGAACAGGGCCACGCGGAGCGGCGGAGCGTATTGCATAAGCCCCTGAATAGCCGCGGCGCCAAACATCAGTGCAGTCGGACCCGAAGTCCCCGCATTGGTGTAAGTGCCACCCATGGTCTTGTCCGTGGTCGTGGTCGTGTCACGCTCAACGGCTTCGCCGAGGCTCGTGTTCACGTACGGCGCGTTGCACCACTTCTGGCCGGACGAGACGATAACTTCAACACGTTCCCAGAACTGTGCGCCGGGAGGGATGTTGACGTTCGACCCGGTGGTCATGGCCACAGGGGTGCCGTCGGCGGCAACCGTGGTGAGTGCAGCCGAGCCGCTGTCGAAGCACTGAGTGAACGTGCCCGCAGGATACTCGATCGAGCATCGAACCCGAATGGCGTTCGGACCGTCGGCTTCGGACAGCGACAGCGTCGAGCCTACGTAGAACAGGCGCACCTTCTGGAGCAGCTGTTCAGAGTCGTTGAAGTGGCTGATGCGCTGACGCTGGATGGTGTTCGTGCCATCCGACTGCGCTGCCGCGTCGAAGCCGGGATACATCGTGACGTTGGTCGTTTTCGGCGAACCAATCGCCCCTGCCAGCGTTTCCGTCAGCGAGAAGTTGTAAACCCCGGCGAGGGTCGGAGTGCCAGTGATCGTGCGGGCAGCGCTGTTCAGCGTCATGCCGTCAGGCACAGTGCCGGCGATAACCGAGCCGGTCGTCGCGCCAGTGATGTTGATGGTGGCCGAAGTGCCCGCCGTGGCCGACGACGACGAGAGAGCCAAGGTGGCCAATGTCGGGCTGGCGGCCACGATGGTCACCCCGCTGCTCACCACAGCAGCCCCGGCGCCAACCGAGTTGGTCGGCGTTTCTTCGAAGGTGATTACGCCGCCAAGCTGACCGGCCTGCACGACGTAGGTCTGCGAGGTCGCCAAGGAAATGGCCGAACCGTTGTACAGCCAGCGATAGGCATAGCTGGTGTTCGGCGCGGCGTAATCCGCATGCACGCCAGTCAGGGTTTGACCGACCTGCGGGTTGCCGGAGATCGACGGCACGCCAAGAGCGAGCGGGGTGCGAAAGCCCGCCAAGGCTTCGCTGATCTGAAGCGCCCGAAGCGCTGAGGCCCGTGCGGCCTTATCCTTGCTTGCCATTACGCGCGCCCCTTGATCTGATAGGCGCCACCCACGTCGCCTTCGAGCCAGACATAGCAATTGCCGACGAAGACGCTATACTCAGTGCCCGCCACCGATGGCGAGTTTCCGGTCGGAGCCTTCTGGGTGTTGCCGAGGCCGTCAATCAGCGCGGTGTAGCGCGGATTGGATCCGTCAGCTTTCTCGCTGACACGCACCTTTCCGGGCGTGCTGGGGGCGGTGACACAGATGATCGTGATGTCCCCATACGCGCGCATGTCGAACGGCACGCTTGGGTTGGTCCAATCAAAGGCGACAAGATAAGGGCTGTTGGTCATGTAAGCTCCCTACGATGCGAACGGCGAACAAATCAATGGTTGAGATTTCAACCGCCGAGGTTTCCTCAAAATTAAAACACCCGGTGTCTTTGAGCTATAGACTTGTACCAGATCGGCAGAAGAGTACAACCGGCGCTTCGCAAGGAGATATGCATGACCACAACCCCTGAGATCAAGGCGGAAATTTTGCGTGCCTATAACGCAAACCCCAGCCGCTTCAGTCCGTTTAAGACCGCCAAACTGGTGGGCGTCAGCATGGCCACTGTGCTTGAGGTGGTCGATGACTATCGTCAAAACAATGAAGGTGTGAGCGGCAAGACCCGCTCCGCTGGCCGTGATGACTTGCTCCCTTACGTTGTCGCCTCTCGCCGCGCGAATGCCCCCGGGTGGGACAACAACGAACCTGCGGTTGCCAACGCCCGCCAGCAGTTCGCTGCCGGGACACACACCATGGCCACCCACCGCGACGGCGGCTGGCTGCATCTGTGCCTGTTTCCGCTCAAGCGCCCGATCGCGCCACGTCTGAACTACTTTATTCCGGGGTCCGTATGAACAAGAGCTATCAACTCATCCTCCTGAACGGCCCGACTGTCGCCGATCCCAACAGCCAGCTCATCGCCCCGATGGGTTGCGGCGGCTCGGCGGCGCTGCTTGTCGATGCCACCATGCTACGCAACGGCCAGACAGCTTATCACGAAGAGCTTCAGTATCTCGCGCTGCTGCAAGAGCTGGTCAACAAGCACGAGGCGGACCCCACGCCGCGCGAGGATCGCACCGGCACCGGAACTTTCAGCGTGTTCGGGCGCTCGATGCGCTTTGATCTGTCGAAGAGCTTTCCGATGCTCACGACCAAGAAGGTCTGGTGGCACGGCATTGTGGCCGAGCTGCTCTGGATGATCTCCGGCAGCACCAACATCAAGCCGCTCGTCGACGCTGGCGTCCACATCTGGGACAAGTGGGCGGACGAGAATGGCGAGCTGGGCCCGGTCTACGGCGCGCAGTGGCGAAGCATCGACACTGGTAAGGACTCCGGCTATCAGGGCTCCGGCAACGTCCATGTCGATCAGCTGGCGCAGCTGCTCAAGAACCTGAAGGAAAAGCCGAACGACCGTGGCCACGTCATCAGCGCGTGGAACCCTGTCGATCTGCCGAAGATGCGCCTGCGGCCCTGCCACTGCCTGTTCCAGTTCTATGTGGAAAACGGCAAGCTGTCGTGTCAGCTATACCAGCGGTCGGCTGACATCTTCCTTGGCGTGCCGTTCAACATTGCCAGCTATGCGCTGCTCACTCACATGGTCGCGCGCGAGGTCGGGCTGGAGGTTGGCGAGTTCATCCACACCTTCGGCGACCTGCACCTCTACGCCAACCACATCGAGCAGGCCAAGGAACAGCTGACGCGCATGCCTCGTCCGTTCCCGCAGCTGGAATTCTACTCCAGCGCTGACATTTTCGGCTACGGGCCCAAGAACTTCGGCCTCGTCGATTACAATCCCCACCCCAAGATTGATGGAGAAGTTTCGGTATGAACGAGCCCCTTAGCCTTCGCACAGCCGATGTCGTAAACCCCAAGGAACTGGCCGGGTCGAAGAAGCCCGCAATCTGGTCCGTGTTCCCGCGCTGGGTGTCGCTCGCCGTCGGGCGCGTCATGAGCGTCGGCGCGGCCAAGTATGGCAAGTTCAATTATCGCGAGAGCGCGATCTCCGCTTCCGTTTATGAAGATGCGATGGAGCGCCACGCCGCCCTGTGGTTCGACGGTGAGGACAATGATCCTGAGACTGGTGTCAGCCACCTCGCCTCGATCATTGCCAGCGCCGTGCTGCTGATGGATGCACAAGCCACCGGCAAGCTGGTCGACGATCGGCAGAAGACTGGCATTGTCCGGCAGAAGCTCGACGAGCTTGAAAAACTACTAGTCACGCTTCCGCTGCCGCAGCGCAAGAACTGATACGAGAAAGGCCCCTCCCGGGGCCTTTCTTTTTAGATCGTCGTACCGTCGAAAACGATGGGATTGCTTGCCCGAGAGCCGCTGCTGTCGTTGCCAACAGCCGCCGGCGCGTAGACACCAGTCCCTCCGGGGATCGTTGATCCGTTGGGAGCCGTCCCGCCGTTGTAATAGGTTCGGCCCACCGGAGCCGACCACATGCGGCCACGATTTCGCGACGGGTATCCAGTGAGATACAGGCCATGGGTGGCATAGACTTCTTCATGCACCGAGCCCATAGCCATAGAGTCCATGATCAAGTTGTCCTGACAGGTGCTTCCTGCCAAGACAACGTCGGCACGGAAGGGCAGAAGCCCGCCGCCGCTACCATTGCCCCCCACGGGCCATGTGTCGCCAGTGTCCTGCATCATGAGGCCCATGAAAGTGTGACGGCGGCCTTTGATCACGATATTAGAGCCGCAAGGCTCCTGAAGCAGCGTGCCGTCGAAAGTGCAGCCTTGCCCCTCGACCAACATGTTGCAGCACCGATCCTGCGTGGCGTTGGCCACGGAAGACCCAGTGCCGTTGTACGAGGCTTTCAGACCAGTGAACGTGCTGTTGGCGCCACCGGCGCCAATGTGCAGCCCAGCTTGAAGAAAGTTCTGCGTCTGGACACCGTTGATGGTAGTGTCATAAGCTTCGTAAAGAAGGCCCTCGCCCCATCCGCCAGTCAGCAACAGGTTGCTGATCAGACCGGCGCCGCGCCCTCGGACGCGAAAGGCGGTCGAGGAGGCTTCCCAAACTTCCACGTTGTTGATGCGGATAAACGGGTCAATTTGGGAAAGCTGAGTTGAACCGATACCGCCGTTCCAATAGAAGCAGGTGTTGGCCAGCCCGGCGGTCTGGTAATAGCGCGCGCCGTGAAGTCCGATGCCCTCGATAATTGGGAAATCGTCCTTTCGGAGATCCGCGGACAGCGCGTAGGTTTTGTTTGCGAGAAGAGGGTTTGAAGTGCCATCAGGCTTGCGGACCAACGCGCAGATGCGGCCAGAGCCGTACCCCGCGAGGGCCGTGCGCGGCTGAAACACCTGCGGGCCGACGAGATACCATCCGGCCTGAAGTAGCACCATCCCGCCAAAACTGAGAGGGCCACGAGGGGCTGCGTCGAGCATTGCCTGCGTCATGCCTACGGTGTCGTCCGTGCCCCACAACATACCATTGTTGGCGCGCGAAACCCCAGCATTCGTGGCCAGCGTCACCTGTGTCGGGCTCTGGTAGCTCGCAATCGTGGTTGCAAGAACACCAAACCCGCTGGCCGCATTGGTGAGGTATGCGAGTTTGCCAACGTCATCCGGTCGGAACATTCCCGTCGAGCTGGTAACAATAGGACTGCCAGCGGTCGATTGAACATCATTGACCTCTTGCGTGTCGCCCTTGCAGTTGTAAGGCGGCAGCTTGGGGTTGATAACGCCGCCGGTCATGAACTTTCCAAGCTGGGCAAGGCCGAAGCGCTTGTCCTGACCGCCACCCTCAGAGGTAAAACAGGGGATCAGTTCGGTGCCAAGAATTGCGCTGACGTCAGCCAAATCGCGGGTACGGCCCTGCGCAAACAGGTTGGGGGCAAACAGCTTGGGAGGCTCACCCGGGCCCTTCCGCCCGACGACTTGCAAGCTCGCCGTGACATCCGCCGAAGTGGCCGCCGGGAGGGCCGCCACTTCTTCAGGGAGTGGCGTGCCATCGCCGACCAGCTCTTCGAGCTTGGCGGTCGACGGGATCATGAGAACATTCCCGTTGAACAGCGTGTATGGATAATAGCCATCGCCGTTCGGGCCGCCGTCAGCGGGGCCGCTCAGGACATTGGACCAATTCTGGCGTTCAAGATCCAGATGGCTCCAATATTCATAGATCTTTTCTGCGGCCTGTGCCGGGGTGGCTTCAGTCATTCGTAGGCTCCGACAAGGGTTGGTACACCGTGGAGACAAAATGCCGCTCAACTAAAGCGCCATCGACCACCATGTGGCTTTGAGCATAGTCGAGACGATATTCCTCCACAATCAGATAGGGCAATCCGTCGGCTTTGATATTAGCCTCGGTTCCCTGAACCGTGTAGAGGATCGCTCCAGTGTTGTCGTCATAAATTACTGCGATCATGTCAACCTCACTGGGTGTTTGGATAGCCTTGGATGACGTAGTTTTGTGCGCTCACATGAACCGCCCCGTTTGCGATCCATTGCATGACAATCGGAATAGTGCCCGCGTTGCACAGCTTTGAGCCGATGACAGGCGTGGAGTCGCCGGGGTAGGTGCCGGTGGCGCCTCCGACTTGCACGCCGTCGATATACAGGCTCAGCGTCCAGCCGCGGGGGACGGCGGAGAACCCTTGGCTGATAACGGCATTCACGCTGACATAACCAGCCGTCGGCATGACGATGTTCGTCGTCATGAGCGTTTGGGTGGCGTCGTTACCGCCATAGTAGGCCGTCGAGGCGATAATCTTCGGCACCACGGCGGTATTGACCTTCAGCTTATCAATTTCAACCGACGGCATTTTGACCACGCCGCCAGACGCCGTGAACATCGAAGTCCCGGTGGCCGGGTTGAGCAGCACGAAGGCATCGAAGTTGAAGATGATCGACCCGACCGTGCCATCATTCGTTGCCTGATAGCCAACCACCTTGTTCGAGGAGTCCAGCTGAAGAACGGCCTTCGCCACAGCGGCCCCGCCGGGCGTAATCACGATGGTACGCAGATCAGTGATGCTCGCGGCATTATTTTCAGTGGCAGCATTGATCGAATTGAAGGTTGCCGCCAAGGTCTGGCCAGTCTCGCTGGACTTCACCGTGTTGTAGTTGAGGATAAAGGCGCTGCTGTCGCCGTTCCGGGCCCCGATCAGGTTGATCGTCTCGGCAATCGCGGCATCGCCTTCAAGCCGTTCCGACTTCTCCGTAGCGATGGCCGTGTTCACGGCTACCCCGTCGACGTAGAGCTTTCCGTCAACATAATCGCGGAGGGTCTGAGTGTTGAATTGGTAGGCGAGCAGGGTATTAGCGTTGAGCGCAATGTCCTGCGCCATGGTGATGATCTGGGTTTTGATGTCAGACACGTCACCGACCGCCGTGGCCACGTCCTCGGCGGGCACGCCACCAACCATGGTGCCGTCAGGGGCCCCGCTGGTGGCCCCACCTTCTGCGGGCTTCAGATCCTCAAGCGGGGTTCCGTCGGCATAGCTGATGTCCGAGGCGTCGAGCAGGGCCTGCGTTACCTCGGCGGTGGCCACAAGCGGCTTGCTCACGCCGCCGCGCCGGTCGAGCGTATAGATTTTGAACTCGTACACGCCAGCGACCGGGTTCACCAGATCGAAGCTGCTATCTTGAGTGCGCGGGGTTGCCGTCTGGGCTGCACCGCCATTGATGCTGTATTCGACCCGGAAGCCGCTGATGAACGCACCGCTGGGGCGGATCCAGTTGGCATCCAGAACGACGTGCTTACCTTGCGGCGCCGGTGTGGTGTAAACCGACAGGACAGGCCCGTCCGTCGGCGGCAGCGGCGAAGGCACGGCACCGCGAAGGTCTTGGAAAACCGTGTCATCCTTGGTGACGTTGTCCGCCGCGTCCCATTTCCCGGTGTCGATGTTGATCGCCGAGATCGAGATCAGCTCGCCATCATCTTGAGGAATAACGCTGGTCACACGGTACATACGGGGAAGCGTAGGAAGATCAGTAGCTTCCAGTGCGACCACGAGGTTCGGATCAACGTCCACAGGGAGCGGAGAGTTGAGATAGATCGTATTGACGTTGCCGCGCTGACTGGCCGAGTTGATGACGGCAACCATGCCGATGATGGTCGGCTTGGTCCAGTTCTCGCTGGTCGGCTGGATCAGCGTCTCCGGGCTGTAGGAGCTGTTCGGAAGCGCAAACTTCAAGGTGTAGGTCACGCCAACTTCAAGCCGCATCGGGTCGCGTACAGTCAATGACCGACGATCCTCAGCCACGGCAATCACGCGCCCCGTGGTTCGCGCGTCCATAGCGCCAAGATCACCGTCGGCGATCAGGATAGTCGACAGCGGCTCGATGTTTCGACCGCGTCGGTTCGTCGTGAAGTTGACGATCTTCGTCTCATTGACTGCCGTGCGGACGCGCAGCTTCAAGCGACGCATGGCCTCCTGCCGCCCGGTGCAGCCGACGAGCGTAACCGTCGATGGTTTGCGCCCGATGTTCGCGATGGACGTGTTGTCGTAGATGGTTACAGCATCCTGCCGATAATCCATCTCGGCATTCTTGAACTGTCCGATCACAGCGTTGAACCGCGTGTCGACATCGGTGTGGCTATAGACGAACTCGCCCTGAACATTTTCGAGGGTGAAGATGTCGATAGGCGAGTCCGGCTTATCGACCTTGATGCGCCACTCGCCGTCGCCTTGATCCCACGCCAGCGCGCCGACCGCGCCTGCGAGATACCGGATAAAGTCCTCGGCCTTCTGGGCTTCAGAGATGGCGAGGTTCAGCGAGTAGCGAGGCTCAAAACCGCCGTTACCGTCTGGCACCGGCTCGCTGCACCACTTCGACAGTTCAAGCGCGTCCCACTTGTTGAGGTAGGAGCCGGGGGCGATGAGCGACAGGCCCGACAGCGCGTCGGTGATGGCATCGTTCACGACCCACGCCGGGTCATTGCAGAAGGCCTTAGCCCACGAGCCGTCCCAGATGCCGCCGACGGCGTAGGAGCGCGCCGCCGGGTCATACACATTGCCCGGCGGGACTGAAATGATCTTAGTATCCCACTCGCCGGTGACTTCAGGAACGCCCGTCAGCTGGTCGGAGGCCTTGCCGTAGAGCTGAAGCCACGCCAGTCCGCGCCAGTCCTCATGGTCCCCCATGGAGGTGCTATAAACCGCCGCGATCGACTCCCACTGGATCGTGCGCTTTTCCTGATCGGCGCCGTTCTCTCCGCCCTCATAGCTATCACGTTCGCGCAGCCGCGCGCGGACGTGATAGCTATGAGGGCGGAGAGAAC